ATTCGTCAACTTCTGCTAAGTCGTCCATGATGATAAACTCTTTTTCAAAGATCATATCATGTTTGCTACGTGCCATCCATTCATCAGCTAGTTCTTTGGTAGCAACATAGTACCTGTGATTGTGACGATCACCGCCATCCCAAACTTGAATGTCCCAGCATTTAATAACTTGCATCATGCCACCTCTTTCAGAATCTTGTTAATAGCATCTGGCAAATACAGTTTCAGTTCCACTGCATCAAGGAAGTCGCCGAATGTACCAGATGCTTTGCTGTATGTTTGTGCATCAATCCATTTGAGCAATGCCGCCATTTGTGTTTCAGTCATATCAACCTCTCTTTACTCTATGGCTGTAGTATAGCAGGAATTCCAATCAGTGTCAAATTAAGTACCGCGAATTCCCCATTCAGGCATAGTAATTGATTTGTCTATAGCTCGTAGCGCCGCTTGCAATTCTTGCACCTGTTCGCCATAGCGCGGATCTTTTTCCCAAGAGCCACATGTCCAGCTCCAGTACTCTTTAGCCAAATCACGTTCGCCTCGCGTATTCAGACGATCCATTACAAACGCACATTCACTATTCACAACTGCACGAGCTGGTTTTGCCAACTGGGCAGTGAGTTCTTCGATTAAGATTTCAATTTTGTTCATAACGGTATTGTATCACAGAATTTATTAAAGGTCAAAACAAATAAACCCGCCTGAGCGGGTTTATTTGACTTAGCCAATTTCTAGTTGGCGACCATTGACATAGTCCCAGCCTCGACCACCAAGTCGCTCTATAGTTATCCACTTTTCAGCTTCTTCACTACATTGCTTTGGCATACCGATGCTTCCAACGACAGCGCCACATTCGCATCTGTAACCAATGCCACTACCGTGATCGTAGTGTGCGATGCCGCCACATGGTAGATGCAAATGTCTAGACATTAGCCGCGCGGCGCTTGTGGCCAAGTGTAGTCTGCATTGAATGATGTTGCTGGTGCAAAATTGTTCACTGCATTTGACTGGACAGGCTGATTGAATTCGGCTTCATCATCTGGATTAACTCCTACTTCACCGATTACTTCGTAGCGACATGCGCGACCCTTAGCATCATTGTAATCACTTGGAATCGACACAACGTCCGCTGGATTAATCTTAACGATTACGGTGCGTTCACCACCAAAGTAGTTCAAATAAGAATGTGAACAGAAGTGTAGACCAGCTGAACAAGTATTGTCACGGTTGTCGTCAACTTCATTACGTTCCATCTCGACAATTTTACCAACAGAGTTGTCCATTGTGGCAGAGTGGCAGTCTAAGTAATCTTCGCGTACTTTTTTATATGCGAGGAAGTGACCATCTGGTGTAATAGGCAAGTTGTTCTTTTCCAAGAAGCCATACAACTCATTAACAGCTTGACGACTTGGATTGTTCATCAAGTTTTGCATAAAGAGTACCATTGGCTCAATAGGAAATCCTTCTTGGAGCATAGCGATCATGCGCACTGCTAGCGCTGAGTGTAATGGCTTGTCTTTCCAAAACAATTGTTCGCCTTGAATCGACACGTTGCCGTTGCCATAATTGAGTACTGCCTTTTTAGGATCGATGACATCTTTAACAGTGTCCCAATCACCGGCAATGATTGCAGTTTTGATCTTATCATAGGTGATATGAGTCTTTGAGATGGTGTGTGGTTTATTATCGATGACAACGGTAATATTATTACCTTGAATTAAGTATGGGTACATGGTATATCCTTTTGATTTAGATTTAAAGTTTAACAGAATTGTTGAGATTAGTCAACGGGATTGGACAAATCTTTTGTCATCGCATCACGCATCATATCGATGGCGCGAACGTATTCAGAGATCATAGCAGCGTCAGCGCCGCTGTATCGAACAGCATCGATCATTGGATAGCGGGCTTTGACTGCTAGCATCTGTTCACGGAATTGCTTAATCAATTCAGTTGGTTCAACTTGTTCAGTTGTACTAACTGAGTAAACTCGGCAAAGATATTCGAGTGCTCGACGATTATCAGGATTGATATCTTTTACAGCTGCGAATTCATTCTTCAGAATCATATATGGGCTAGTGGCATCAATGTCAGTAACGGCATAAGTGAAGTACTCAGAATAGCAGATTGATTGCTTAACAACTTCCATAACATTGGCGCTATCCAGCTTCTTCAATTCATTGATTACAAACTCGTCCAAGTTTTTCCAATTGCTTTGCTCTTTTACCCATTCCATATCACCTTTACGAACCCCATATACAGCGCCTGTCCAGATGCCACTGGCGTGTAAATTAGATTGCAGTCGCTTAATATCATCAACGATACCAAGAGATTGGAAGCCGCTTAATGGTAAGTAGTAGTGAGTAGTATTCTTGTCGAACGTATCAGCTGTACCAGCATCTGCCCATACCATCTCAGTAGAGCGATTGTAGTAACCATAGCCGCGATTGCGCTCCTCAAGATGAAGAATGTTTACGTTCTTGCCGAGCTTAGTTTTAACACGCTCTTTGAGATCAAGGGAACTAGCTACCATCAGTTTGTCTACTGGTGGATTGTGAATGAACTTCAAGAACTGTTCACGTTTAATAGGCTTGTTCTTATCAGCTGCTTCGATTACATAGACGCGCTCAGTGTATGCCGCCATGCTACGATTTCGCCAATGATACTTTGTTCGCTCAGTGGCACCAGTCTTTGTATCATTAAACACAAAGAATGTATCACTATCAACTCGCAGTGGCATGAATCCAACTGTTTGTTTAGTCTTATCGTCTAACTCATAAGAAGTCTTGATATCAGTACAGCCGACAGCGTTGCGATTGCGAGTGAATGCGCGGACCGTCACGTTGTACTTTTTTAACATTTGATTGGTATACAATTTGAATGTATGCAAGGAATCCCAACGACTAGTTTTACGACTGTGCAAGAGCGCGAAGCCTGAGTCATCAATATATTGCTCCACGGCAGCGCGCCATAGAGGCTGATCTCGCTTCTTGTGCAACATAAGTGCACGTTCCCATTCGTTTTCAATAGCTTCAGCTTCTTTAGTGATAACTGCGCTCAAAGAAGAATTTACTGTTTCCAATTTATTCTTGATTGAATTGATCGTGAGTGGAATATACGACAAACCTTCACGACTAGCTTGGAAGTCTAATTCGCCAATATTGAATTCAAGAACTAGACCACAGTTCAATAGTGGTGCCACATCACCAAGTTGTTCTGGATTTGGTAGTTCGATCGGATATGCAATGTTACCCATCACGGCGATACAATGATAGCCACCATTGCTGTGTACGCCTGGAATGATATCGGTCACATCGTACTCTGGTTCAGCGAATTCAAAGTCAATTTGACCTGTAATAACTGGACGATTCTTGAAGTATTTGTAAACATGACGAGCTTCATCACGGAACTTAGAGAAATCGTAACGATCAGTGACTGCAAATTTAATCTCAACGCCGTTACCATCCGTTGTATCTTCCGTGTACATCAGCGCAATAGATGGTACACCAGCGTCACTGATGAACGCAGTATAGATACCACGAACGCCATTCTTGGTAGCAGTAACTGTAAAGTTGTCTGTGTACGAGAATGGTGATTTTGAACCGAGACCTAATGCGCCAATGAAGTCATTTGATGATGTCTTTGTAGATTCGAAAAAAGACGTAAAGATATTGACAACTTCTTCATGATTGAGACCGATGCCAAAATCACGTACAGAGAAGTACGGTTCCATTTGGGTAGGTAGATGTACCTCATACGGAGTTTCAAGATTGTTGGCAGCAACATGCGCATCAATAGCATTACATGATAGCTCTCGCACAATAGCACGTACTTTATTCGCATACAATCCCGATGACAGGATAGAAAACGATTTTGCTGTAGCTTTAATTGTGAATGAGCTGACTGCGCCAACACCAGACATGATGGCTTCGTTAGTCGGTGTACTGTCAAGAATCATGATATTACCTTCTGTTTTGTTACAATGGTGGTATTGTATCAGGTTTTAATGAGGCTGTCAAATTACTTTGATGTGCTTTTAAACAACATACCAAAAAGAACCGAGATTCCCCATGATTGTAGCCAAGTAACCTCTTTGACACCAGTAATAGCATCAACTAAACAACCGTTCCATAACATATAGACTGGCCATGATAGCAAGAATGACAACAATAATAGAGTACCAAATGATAGTACGATTGTGCCGATTAATTTTGAGATTGAGTCCATTTTAATTTCCTTTAAGAGTTAATTTTTCTGTCTTCTGCCGCAGCCAACGCCAGACATTCTTCGATGAATGCATCGTCCTTCGCCAAAGTTTCCGGATCTTCCCAGCTAAATCGGTGATTCATTGTGAAGATTTCGTTCTTCAATATCGCAAGAGTTTCAGCTTCGCTGATGATGCGTTCAATCGCCGGGAAATCCGACAAGAAGAATCTGTAATCCCATGAGTGACATGCGATTGGTGGATACTGATTTTTTCGGTGTGAGTGACCATATCGTCTGAATCGCGCACCAGAAACAGTCTCCCATATGCCACCATAACTTCCGCCGCCACCAGTTCCAGTATGCGTTAGTGTTGCCCTAAACGGATCACTGCCAAAGCCAACACATTCTTCGCTATATCTGATCCACACTCTTCCTGTGAATCCAGGATAAGCAGTAGCTAAGTCTTCATTACGCATAAAGTTACTAACACCATTTAATGGACGCGAGTGCGAGTTAGACACACGTGCGCTGTAATTAATATCCCATACCAATCCAAGAACTTTGAATTTACCAGAAGAACGGCCGTAACATCCATTGGTCTGACTGTTAATAACAGAGATTACCGATTCAGCTAATTCATCAAGTGTTTCTGGCATCTTACCAAATTGCTTGACGATATTCTTTTGTTCAGGATACAACATGTGATTCACTATGCACATTGCCTTCGAACCATCCCTCAACAACGCCTAGAGGCGTACCTAGCTCCTCTGCAATTTCTTCTTTGGATAGACCTAACAAGAACAGTGCCTCGATACCTTCTGCTAATTTGCTTAACTTCATAATCACCTCACGCGATTGATAACATATTGCCAGGGACACGCCATAGACCACTAGTAGATTCAACAGTGATGTATTTTAGCGCTACTTTTTTCACTGTGCCAGTAATATCGTTACCAGTTTTATTGTTGGTAAATTTCACTCGTGTGCCAATTACCAATGAGCGACGATTAACTTGTGTTAATTGACTTCTTGCAAATTTAACAGCATCGATGATTTTATTCAATTCATCATTGGAGAGTGTCCCTCCAATGATTTCGCTTGTGATTGTATTTACTGACATGGATGACTCCAGTTTTGTTTCAATGGTGGTATTGTATCAGGATAATTGATGATTGTCAAGTCATCGGCGCATAGATGCCAAATCTTTTGCTTCTTGCTCTTTAAATACAGGAATAGCATTTGATTTATGGAGCTGACCAATGCCAATCATTTCGGTACCAGTATATTGTTGAATCTCTTTAGCAGCAGCAATGCCATCACCGGTGTTCAAACTTTTGTGCTTTGTGCCAGTATCACGATTAGCGCCAGACAAACTGTATGTCCATTTGCCATCGTCTGTGATGCCAGATGGTGCCCATTTAGCCTGGAGCGCTGACCACGCAGCATCATTTTCACGAGCGCGTTTGGCCTCTTCAGCAGATTTAAACTTTTGTTTTTTGCGTAGGCGACCGTTGCCGCCACGATTGATGATCTGAGTCATTGAGCCACCACGTATGGTTTGTCCCACTTGCCGATATTGAGATCGACGTACCAACCAACATTGAAATAGTCAGTTTGAATATCGCTTTTGTCCCAATTGCCGTCATTCATAGCTGTAAATACTTCAGCCAAAAACTTTTGAGCAGTACCAGTGAAGTGCTCTTTGAACCAGTAGGGGTTTACGTCCATAGATTGACGTTCGCGCACGTAATCAATCTGTTCTTGGGTCATGCGGCGACCGATAGATGTAGAATCTGTGGCGATGTAGTTTTCAATAAAGTCAATTGGACCAGATTTGATGTTTAGCACAAAAGTAGAGTGATGACGAACACCGAGTGAACCCTTCACTTTGTACTTTTTCAAGATTGCCTTGACTTTTGGTCCGAGTTCTGCTTTTTTGTCTTGAGAGAAGTATGCCATGTTAAACTCCAGTTTTGTTTCAATAGTGGTATTGTATCAGGGTTTTCGATGGATGTCAAATTCGGATCAAATATTTTCAATATTCTTCACGTTTTTTATGTTTTACTCGACGGGTGTATTCTGAAGAGTTTTGAATCTTCTTTGCCTTATATGGTCCAGCGCGATCCAACATCGAAGTCGCTACAACATTGCGAGGCTTCAATACTGGTACAGTGAATGACATAGGTTTCTTCATGATTTATTTATTTAATTGGGTCAAATAACAACATCGCGCCATTCTGAACTTTCACGCACTCGGAAGTGTTCTGGTACAAATAGCTCTTCATAGTTGATGTAATCACTGCACATTTGTTCAAGAGAGATACAACAAACATCGGCCTCTGCCTGAACACGCTTCAACATTTTTCTACCATGAGTAAATTTAACCAGTTCCGTGTACGAATTGAACCATCGAATCTTACGAGTAGTGAACCCGGAGTAGCCATGGCTTTGATAAGCAATAACGGCGCGATTGAACTTATAGGTATCGAGATCAGTCATTGACTCAGGCGCTATAACACTCCGCTGTAGTGCGGATTCAATTTGTTCAAGAGATATATTGAATGCCGTGTAGCCACGTACCAACATATCGTAATAACCCTGTGATGGTTGACGTTCCTGATGACCTGGTGTCATATAGTACATGATAGCATCATACATCTGGCCACCGCACTCAACCTGAACAATCTTACGTTCATAGTAGTACGGATAACCCTCGCGGCAGTCTAATGATTTAAGAGCAGCGTCATCGATTTCCCATAATACACCGTGAACGTTGGTACCTTCTTGTGGATACACGTCAGCATGTAGAGCGAATCTAAACGCATGGTCACGAACCAGACCACGACCGATGGCAACTGGTTGTCCAGTTCGCATGATCATTTGCTGGGGGTCCGAATTCATTCCGTATCCAAAATAGTAATGTTTAGTTTGTGTGTTGTCCATAGAATCTCCTTAAAGGTTAACACCCGGGAAACTCTGATACTCATCGTGTGACAAATACATATCAGTCTTAGGGTTCAAGTACTTACCTTCCCGTGGGTCATAGTACAGAACAGATTCACCACCGTAGAAGAATGGACCTTCGAGTCCACTACGAGGCTCATAGCTATTACGAAATTCTTGCGAAACGTTCAATATGCGATAGCTCATGGAATCTCCTGCTTCAGTGTCAATACTGGTATTGTAGCAGGAATTTTTATCGTTGTCAAATAATACGGACTACTGCGCCGTAGACATACACTGCCAGCATTGCCAGATTAACGACAACGATAGATGCTTCTTTAATTCTGATTGCCCACCAGACCCATAGGAGCGAACCCAAGTTGAACAGATATATGTTTAGTGGGTCGATTGCCAAGGCTGTAGCTATGGCGCCGCCGACTGTAATTACGGTTGCTACCCATTTGATTACACTATTGATGTTCATAGTCCCAGTAACTCACGTTCTTCTGTAGTAAGCATTTCATTTACTTTACGCTGAGCTTCACGCTTGACTTCAGCGCGGCGATTAGCTTCACGCTCCTCTTCTTCCAAGGAATTCAGATCCCATTCAAGTTCCGCCAAGCTGTCCCAAGAATCAACGTCCCAAGTATAGTTCAACTCATAGACATTATTGCGATCACTGACAACAAACTGACCGTCACGAACCTTGAGTTCCATGTTCCATTGTTTGCCCACACGCTGAAGGGCCTCCATCAAACGAGTGGGGTAGGATTCACGTTCAGCAGCAAGGCGAGCTTCACGTTCGGCTGCTTCGCGCTCAAGTCGTTGTGCTTTAGTTTCACGTGCCATGTCTATCTCCAATCAAATTTCAATACTGGTATTGTATCATGGTTCCCTCCTGATGTCAAATCAAGAGTCTAGGTCTGCTGAATCAATTTGATCATCTAGATATGCTTGCGCATCGGCTCTAGTATCAAAAACATCATCACCTAGTTGTGTCCAACCAAAGCCTCCCATGAACTGCGCGATCCATTCGCCTTCACAAATCTCTATCACACGTGTATCAACAAGTTCTTCAGACATAACAACTCCTTAATTAAACAAAAGTTGGTTTCAATACAGATATTGTAGTAGGAATTACATTAATTGTCAAATTATTCCGAGAAACTCATATTGGAGAATCTTGTGGCAGCCGATTGTTGAGTTTTGATTTTTGGTGGGGTACCTGTGCCCAAGTCAGCATGGCTATAGATACCGAACAGATAAGTAGTGTTGCCTTCTGTTCGGTATACCAAACTAAGGTCTTGAGTGACATGATAGTGAGCGATGCCGGGTACCGCCTTACCGATGGGCGCATTGCTAGCGAATCTATATTCTTGACCACCAGAACTACCATTCCTCCTAGAGTCAAGAAAACTTTTAAGATTCTTGAGTCCTGCGCCACGAATTCTATTCGGATTACTAGGATCAACTTGCCACTTATAGTCCTCGCCTCGCATAAATGGTTTATTCATTTTCGTCGAGTTCCATTAGAGCATCAATCTCAGCCACAAGGTCTTCATACGAAGCTGGCTCCCATTTATCGGAATTGTGCTGGCGATGAATTTTAACCAAATCTTCAGTAGCAAAACCAGTGTCATTGCCGCGGTTCAATGACTCGAACAATGATTTATCGGAGGGCTGGACGACTTCGTTGATTTTCATAACAATATTTATCAGTTTCAATATGAGTATTGTAGCAGGAATTCCATTAATAGTCAATTCTTAGATTGAACCGCAGTATCGGGCGACTACATACCAGTCAGGAACTTCGGATTTATTGTTATGCTCATTGTTGTAGTCGTCAGCGTACTTACGGGCTTCCTCCTCATTGTCGAAATAAAGAGTATCCCAAGGCTTGGAGCCCCAGCCACGCTCATACTCCGTGAGTTCTACAACGAATGCTGTTGGCTTAGTGATTTGTGCCATTTGTGTCTCCCTTCTTAATATACTATCGCAGTTGTGATTCAATCAAGATGTTTGGATCTGTTAATTTATTTCGAATAGTCCGTTGCCGAAAACTTCAGGTTCACCGAAGCTGTAGTCGTATATTAAGCCATCACCACAAACAATATTACAAATCTTGCCGTTGACCTTGAAAATAGCTTTCAGGCCGTCACGCTTCCATTTCTTTGGCATATTAGATGGTGTAATCTTTTCAATAGTAGGCTCACTGTTAACACCATATAGACGTTTGATGCATTCGATACAGTTATCTTCCATGAGGTCGATTCCGTAGATTGTTTCCAATGCCTGCTCGTAACTAGAGCCATTTTCCATCTTACGAATGACCACTTCTGCCAAGAATTGGCCGTCACCGCATGAAGGTTCTAGAAACGTTTTGGTAGGGTCAGTGAACACTTCAGGTGGCAGCTGATTCAACATTTCTTGAACTAGCGGAGTAGGGGTGAAAACTTCACCAGTTGCCTTAACTCGTTGGCGATCACGCTCAACACCTGACATATAGTCACGGTTACGGAGATGATTGATTACTTTTAGCATATTGATTAGTCAAATTATAAGAGCTTATGCTGTATTATAACATAAGCTCTTATTAGTGTCAACTAAAATTATTTTGTCTTTTTAAAGATTTTCAAAAGCTCATGTTGCTGGTCAAGTTCATAATCCTCTCCCTCCTTCATCCCTTTATCTGTAAATAGTTTTCTTATACCAGCTGCCTGTACTCTACCTAGAGTTTTAGCTGTGTTGTTTGGAAAATATACATAGGCATTTTCCTTGGAGCTCCAACCACCGATAAATTGAAAACGGTTATTGGTTGGATCCAAATATATTGGTTTCATATGATCTTTGTAGTTGTCGCCAAAAACAACACGCTTCATCCAATTACTATCACTACTTTCTGGCGCCCGATCAGCGAATGGAATAGGATCATTGGAAATATGTTGACCTGTAGCCCAACTACCTCGACTACCAGTAACTGCTCTACCGATTCTCGATTCAGTTAGATTCTCAAGTGTGTCTATTATCTTTCTAAATTCATTTGATGACATAAAATATATTCTCCTATATTTTATTTATCAAAAAAACCCACCGAAATCAACTTGCCCAAGGCACTCATTGAGCCACTATCGGGAATAGTAGAAGCGAGGTCAGCAACATAATCACTATTCAAGAAATCAATAATTGCTATAGCCTCCTTCTCGGAGGATACCTTGATTGCTCTTGCGTGATGCCCTATGCCTAGGCAACCATCATCATAAAATGGCTTAGAGTAACCACTATCACTAAAAATTACCTTTTTGGTCTTTTGAAATGGATGTTCCACTGACGATAACAGAAACTCATTCTTTGAATACTGAGCAGAGGTGTTCACAATCTTGAAACTTCCAGAGCCCATATTTTTTGCTCCAGCTCTGAATCCAGGTGTCTCTTTACCATTGTTTAACAAAACTATTTTCGGTTTAATCACCGGTGCAACTTTATCTAATACAACTTTGAGCCAGTCAACACTAGAGTAATCAACCGAATAATCTCCGTTTGGAGTTTGTACCTTAGTTTGTTTATCTTGCTTTTTCTTATGCCACACGAAATAACTGAAGGTACTACCAACATTGAAATACTTATCTACATCAAAATTAACATAACTAAGAAAGCCAGTAGAAAAAACATCCTTACGGACGGTCGCGGCTGATTGTGCTCTAGCTGTTGGTTCTGCTCTATTGGCAGCCCAAGTTTGCGGCACTACCATACTCATAATGCCATTATCAGTCAACAAATCTTTTGTTTTTTTGATAAAAAGAGGCCAGATAGCAAAATTACCGGATTCGTTAGACCCGCTTTGATAAGGGGGATTACCAACAACAACATCAAACTTCATATTTTGCTCCTGAATTTGCTCGAACGTTTTATATTCGCAGCCAATAAGTTTACTAGAATATACATCCATATACTTATCAAAGGTGTCAGTGATCAAAGTAATATCACAAAATCCAACACGCTCCAAATAAGCTGCCCATTCAACTGTGAACATAACACCAATCTTTGCGTCTTTAGGCATTTTGATGTTATTAGTGACTTCTTCCATCAGTTTAGGTGATGTGAACGGTTGATCATACACAAAACACTTTTGTGCTCGGTGCTTATTAATCAATCCATACCATTTTTCAATGGTTGTAATTTCTTTTGCTTCTTGAATCATCATATTTGATACTTTTGAATTTCAATACAAGTATTGTAACAGGAATTCCATTTACTGTCAAATAATCGGTTCTTCGTCAAACACAGGAGCATCGGCATCAATCGGCGAATCCAATAATGGCAATGGCTCTAAACCAACATTAGCCCGCAAGATGTTCAAAAATATTCCATTGTCTTTTGTGTGATGTTTAATGATCTTATAGTTAATTACTTCCATCAATCCACCTGACATATTATCCATTTTATAATCAATACCGTGTCCAGTAGTAAACAGTATGTAACGAGCCTGATATGCCTTCTTTGCCTTCATCGCAAGCATCTGAGCATGAGTCATGAAGTTAGGCAAACGTGTACCATCATTAGGCGAAAATTCCTTGAATCGATCTTTGGTCCCTTTGACCTGAATATAAATCGGTGAACCTTGTACAGGCAAACGACCAGTCGAAGTGAATTCTGTTTTGTTTACCTTCTTCACCGTTCGAGCAGACCCATCAACTCCACTATCTTGTTCAGTGTTGCCTTCAACATCGAGCATATTTACGCTTTCGATATTGAAGTTGTGACCAAAATAAGAAAGAAAATGGCCCGCGAACCATTCGACAAACATACCAAAATATGTTGGACAAAATTCATTTGCGCCATAATCTTTATAATGAGCAATATCCACTCTCATCTTGGCTTCTGGTAATTTACTCTGCTTATACACGGCATCAATCATTTTGTCCAAATTAGCAGTAGTCAACAATGCTTCCCAGTCAACACAATGATTAACAAAAACGTGATTAGTCATCTAAGTTTCCTAATTAATTTTAATAATGGTATTGTAACTGGAATTCCATTTTCCGTCAAACTATGGCTTATTCATCGTCAAAAATGAACAATTTATCCAACTCTTCCAAAGCACGTTCCAACTTATTACTAATAATATCTGACATCCAACTTGGTTCATCGATATCTTCACCGATCTTTTCTTTACCAGTAGGCTTAAATTCAGTCTTTGGCATAAAGTCCATCAAGTCACCATAACCACCAGCAATAAACGCTTCGGCAACGGCTTTAGCTGTGACGCCAGCAACCCACTTACTGTCAACAATGGGGAATGTTACCAAACCACGGCGCTTCTTACGAGTGTCGATGTTTTTTTCCAAGTTGAATAATTCTTTACGTGGCTCAAAATTATCATCCAAGTCACTTTTATCACAACGAGCAGTGCGACCGATAGTCTGAATCAGTTTTGCCTTAGACATTTCACGCATGATGACGACACCATTCAGCGTAGAGATATCGATGCCTTCAGACAGGGTATCATAATGAGCGACAATAGCGTTAGTGCCACTAGCCTTAAGGGTAGCCAGAGCTTGAGCACGAGTACCAGCAAAAGGTGAACCATTCACGTATACAGCATCAGAAGTAACAGTATAAATGTCAATGGTATCACCATCAATTTCATTGTTAGAAATTGAAGTAATAGCATCCCGCAATTCACGCACACGTTGATTGATGTTTTCGCTAATATCAGTAGCAACATCACGACACGCCACCAACATCTGATGGCTAGTCATACCCCAAGTCTTAACTTCTTTGAATTGATGAACATAAGAAATTGAAATCACATCAACGATGTCAACTTTTTCTGCTTTCTTGTTAGTCGTACAGTCGAGCATATGAACCAACGGAGCAACAATATAGCCTTGCTGAATCAATTCACTTGGCGTAACTTGACCAATAACTGGACCAAACAAGTCCAAATTCAGCATGCCAGAATCTTCCATATCATCACGAATTGGAGTAGCAGTGTAGAACAAAATTTTATCTGCATTCATGTCAGCAAGATATTCGGAAAACTGATCTTGAACCAGATAATGCGCCTCGTCACAAATGATCAGATCAAACTTAACTTCAGCATTGACCAATTTCTTGTAGCTGTCATATGTAGTGAATGTCAGATGAGGTTTAGCAATAACAGTACTAGCTGTCTCAATGACTGAAATCAACTCTTGAACGTTAGTGGTAACAACTTCACGAACAGTCTCAGTTCCACGTACATGAGCGCCACTGTGAAAACTAGAATACATGATATCCGTACCAATGTCACCCTTAAATCGAGTCAATTGATCTGTGCTAAGCGCCAAACGAGGGTGCAAAACAGCAATATTACGAACACCACGGGCGATTGCGCCTTTAATCAGAGCAATGAAACATTCAGTCTTACCGGCGCCAGTTGGAGCATAAATTTGACCACGTTGACCGTCTTCTGAGATCAGGAATGTTTCTGTTGCTGTGTTCAAACGAGTTTGGTAGTCGCGAAGTGTTTTCATGTGATACCTCTTTCAAAAGTGTTTAAATTTTCAATATAGGTATTGTATCAGGTTAACTACTTGTTGTCAAACTATTTAAAGTGCCCAACCTTTAGTGGTCTTAAATGCGACAAATGAAATTCCCAGTCATCGCCAGAACCACAGTATCTTTTGTGTTTTACTCAGGAATAACTATAGTTGATGGTATTTTCGTTGGTTCTGAATAACACGGCACCATTCTTTGTATGGAATCGTCGAGCCATTTCTGTTGGAGGACTAAGTGTAACGTATGTAGAAACTCTTGGATACTTCTCTTTTAGCTCAGACATTGCCTTTAGTAATAATTCTTTGCCTGCTCCTGGCTTATAGCTCCATACCGTGTAGAAGACCGCGGTAGTAGGCTCAATACTTGTTCGCGCCAAGTCTTCAACACTCTGAGGAACAAAGTCGTGAAGTGAGATACACACCATGGCCGTAGGCTGATCATCAACAATTAACGTAGCAATAAATCTATTGTCCCGTACTCTGAATTCTGGTGAAATCTCTGGCCGTACAGGGTCGTCTTTTACGAACGACAATAACTTGTCTTGTGGTGATGTGATGAGATGTAGCATAGTATGCGTATTTATCATTAACGTAATAAAGTCGTAGATTATTCAGACCAAAAAATAGCCCGTACCATTTCTGATACGGGCTAGTACTACAGGAGTAGTGATTACGCTAAATCGTAACGTGGCTTACACACTGCCTTACGCATTACTGCTTCGGGAGTGAAGTCTTCCAAGTCGTTACTAAGAACTGCTTCGGCGATTGCTGGCGAGAAGCCAGATACAAGTGCGGCACCTGTCTTGTGGGCAGATACTGGTACGTTATCGTAAGCATTGATGTTCCAGAAAACAATCTTCGGTACCGAGTAACCAGCAGCCGCATACTTACGTTCAATCATTGTCATCGCACTTTCATCAGCGTTAGTACAACCTTGATTGAATTGCATGTCGCTGAGGATCAACAGGGTGTCAGGCATTTCTGCTTGAGGTACCTTGTTGAGTACTGCGACTTCCAGAATCTTGTCGAATGCCACGTGTAGGTTAGTACTCGCGACTTCGCCAGTGTTCATCTGGTTCAACTTGTCAACGATGGTACCCTTGAGGGTGACCAACTTTGGCTGAGAAGAGAAAGTCAGGAATGTATCCTTGAACTTACCTGTATTCTTGTCCGCAAAGTACAAGCCTAAGCCTAGTGCTACTTCCAAGCAAGACATGGTAGACTTACTTCCATGGCCGCCTGCCCGACATGTCATTGAACCACTCGAATCTACCATAGGTAGAACACGAGCGTCACCAACCCAGTTAGGTAGTGCTGACCATTGTGCGCTCATTGCGTCCAACTCAGTCTTTGACATACTAGCACGAGAGTACGAATTAATCGCACCCTTCAACACATCGTAAGGGTAAACTGCGCCAGCATTGATTTTTACACCAGCTTCGCCGTTAGCCAACTTCTCGACATACTCAGCATACTTAGAAGTGTTGCGGGTGAACGCCTTCTTGTAACGAGCGTGTGCTACCGATGGCACGTGCGAGAACTCGATTGAATCAAAGTCCTTAGCACACATCTGGGTTTCAACAACCTTGGTTAGATTGACCAGACTCTTACGGTACTGCTTTGGAGTCATACCAAAGAACTCACGGATTTCACGTGCGACTTCACCCTTACGTGGCACCCATTTTGCTGCCAAACCATTACCTGCTCTCAATGCGTCACCAAGCAATGTGTATGCTGCCGACTTCATTGGTTGAGTTTTGAAGACCAACAGGTCATCGTAACGGCCAATCTCTGGGATTTTGCCCAACAGACGCTTAGCATCCTGTGGGTTAACTTGTTCTAGGTGAACAAGAATTTGACGGAACAACTCACGTTCACCACTACCACCACGAGCATCACGTGCCCACTGAACGATACGGAGAGCTAGATCGGAGTCCTCGACATATGCGGCGGTGAACTCAGGGATGATATTCTTACCACGTGAGGCACCGATTTTGAAAAACAGGTCGACACACGCCGATGCTGTTGACTTACGTGCCCGCATACCATTTAGAGTACGGGATTCTTGATTTGCTACTGCTTCTACAAATGTTGACATATGAACTCCTTTCTATGTTTCTTATCAACAGGATGCGCTTTTTTACTATTATGAAAAGTATTAAAGTTGCTGAGGGCATCCTAAAATTAACTGGATGGTCGAGACAGTAATTTATTTTCTGCTCCTCCCTATCCCCAGTATATCGGTTCAAGCCTCAAGAGCATATCCCATTTATTCTATGTGGACTACTATCTCACATTCTGCGAGAACTATTCAGTATTCTACTGACACTATCCTCTAGTTCCCTTTCGGGGAGGCCTTCGGAGTTATATTGTTGTGATTGCTGTATCCATCCAAATATAACAGGTTAGCTGTTGACTGCGTTTTTATACAGGACCATCACGCCTGTTTTGTTAGTCTTGTTTCAATAGTTGCCCTTCAACGATTCACAGATTTTACTCTGCTTCACTCCAGTCATCTACCACAGTGTCTAACTAGTCATAAAATAATTTATGTGCTGTATCTAACCTTTAATCTTTCAATACTAGTATTGTATCACTAGTATTTGTCGTTGTCAATTGATTTTGGATCAATTGATTATCATGCTGCTCTACGACGATGTTCCAATGTCTTAAATTGGTCAGCACAGTATGTTGCCGCAAATGCCCGAGGTTTAACCATAGGAATAGTATTACACATGCCTTTGATATAACCAACAGCCTCACTCACGGCAACGTTGCTACCGTACATTTCGTTTGGATTGATATCCAAGTGTATGGTTATGTCATGCGCTACCAGTTTACTCAATTCTAAGTATAAGTCAGCAACACGATATACTTCACCCATTAAACGCATCTTCGGTTTATTAGCTTTGCCTGTGCCGTATTCACGTTCACGTTCGACTGCTCCAAAGATTTTACATCCGTGTTTACCGTCTAAGTGAACGACAACCGCACTAATATAATCAGCGTACCAGACACCTCCAACACGTAGTCGTTCAGAGTCAACACCGATATAAATTTTAGTTTCGGCACTACAGCCGTTGATGAACTCTGCTACTTCGTTAATGTCTATTTTACGCTTGATCATTTTATTTACCTCATTAATTCTCTTTCTTTGTTGCGGCCCGCGTTTGCTCGGTCACTAATTCGTTTTAGATATTCTCGACCAACTCGACCTTCTAGAATATCATTGCCTGCAATTTGATGCGGCTTATCTAATTTTGCAAATTCTTCAGTTGGTAAGCGGTTGAGTCCATTAGTTGCCCGTTCACGATTGATTTCGCGAATTCGTTCGCTTACAATCAATACATAATCAAAGATGTTTCCTACCGTAGACTGAACTGTTGGGTTATCAATCATTTTGTTTCCTTTTAGAGTTAGTTAAATTGGAGTGGAGCGGGTAGTCGGTAACGATCCGACTCCTCAAGTTTGGAAGACTAGTGTGCGTCCATAAACACCTTACCCGCTTATTAAGATATCATTGTACCACAATCAACTGATTGTGTCAATGAGTTTGTTTACCATTTTGTGTCTTTGGTCGTTGTTTTGTGCGCCTAGTACTACCAAAATGTATCTATGATTGTCTCGCCCCGTAAAGAACATAGTAAGACAGCGACCTGCCGCATTAGTGAATCCTGTCTTTGCCGCTAGGATATCTAACTTGCCAGCGAATACGTTTGTATTTCTAGCAGTGATGTTCTTTACTTTGTTCTTTACTATTGCGGTAACGCTGACTACAGGTGACATTGCTGCCTGTTTGTAGACTTGATATCGTTGGGTGACTTCAATCAGTGTTCGAATATCGTAGACCGTTGATACGTTGCCTGCTGATAAGCCAGTAGCATCTTCATATCTGGTATCAGTCATACCTAGCGATAGTGCTCTTACGTTCATTAACGCAATAAAGTCAGTATATCCGTGACGACTGTTCTCAGCAAGTGTTCGCGCCGCTAAGTTATCGCTAGACACAAGAGTGATATTGACGAGTTCGCCACGACTGATCTTCATACCGCGACGAATGTAGTAACTATGCTCATTACCAGTAACTGTAAGTAGTTCATCGTGTGGAAGATTTTGTTCGAGTGTGACTAGTGCCGTCATCAGCTTAGTAATACTGGCAGCCGGTCTGATCAATGTGATATTTTTATCTGCTAGTATCTTCTTTGCGTCAATGTCCCAGATAGCATAAGCCGCTGGGGTTTGTACTGTTGGTTGACGCTTAGCGTAACTCAACGGCGTAAAGAGTACTAGCACTAATATGATTAGTGTTCTCATACTAGTATTTAGTTGTTGAATGGTGGGGCGTGTAGGGATCGAACCTACGACCTAAACCGTGTAAGGGTTCCGCGCTACCGCTACGCTAACGCCCCATTCTTTAGGGAGTACACGGTGATTTTCACTAACAGAGCCAGTCTTATCGGCTGGGTGCTCCATGGACTCTCTAAAGAAATCTCATAATATCCATAAAATAGGGACCGAAGTCCCTATTACTATTTTGGGTAATAAGGCATAGATGCCCCAGAGTTATGCCGCTAGGGCAAATACCTCATCGTTAGATGCGTTAGCATTTACTTTAGTTCGTCGTCTTCGACCGGGTTCCCCCAATCCTACGGCTTCCACATTGCCGAGCGCCACATCTTATCTACTACCCTGTCAATCGATTTCCTATAGTCATCCCCGTTCAAAGTATACTCAAAGAATATACTTCAAACGAGGTATGGTGGAGATGCCCGGATTCGAACCGGGGTCTTGCCAGTATTTCCCAAGTGGGTTTACGCTGTTATTTCTCTATTGCTAGAGGAATGTTGGAGCGGGCGATCGGGTTCGGACCGACGACATCTTCCTTGGCAAGGAAGTGCTCTACCAACTGAGCTACGCCCGCATTAACTGTATTTATTCTCATAAACGTACTAAATAAATTTATGTACACCTACGATAACTACACAATCGATGGAATTCACATACATCTAAGTATGTGTGAGTCCAAGGACAGTAACTATATCTTTGTTCATAATATCTATGAAGATAGCTTAACTATGAGATACTTCCTAAAGGTCGAAGATGCTATGAACTTCATTCATAGTTTCAGACCAGAAGAATAATTTTGGCGGAGTGCCGGAGACTCGAACTCCGAAACCGATCACTCGGTCGACTGTTTAGTAGACAGTTCCAATACCATTATGGGAGCACTCCATTTTCTAACTAAATTTTGGTGCGGATGGTGGGACTCGAACCCACACGCACAAGGCACGGGCTTCTAAGACCCGCTCGGCTACCAATTACGACACATCCGCTTAACTAACATCTATTATAGCTTACTCACTAATGCCAGTCAACTATAATGGATAAATCTGGTTGCGAACGGTCTGAATCGAACAGACGACCTCGAGCTTATGAGACTCGTGAGATACCACTTCTCCACGCCGCAATAACTTTTACAATCTATTTATAAATAATAGATAACAACAATAATAAAAATATGAGTATATCCAAAAACATAGACACTATAAATGGCCTACTTGAACAAGTGTCAAGTCGCCATGTGTTCGATACTAATCACGAAAAGATGTCTTATGAACTAGGATATCTCATGGGCTTACTAGCGAATCTTATGAAGAATGACAGCTATGTTCGTTCTACCATTCGCAATAAAGCAAAACCTAAATCTGAATGATGGTGCGCCCGGAGGGATTTGAACCCATCGATCCACGGCTTATGAGGCCGCTGCCTTAACCGCTTGGCCACAGGCGCATTGGTCCCCCACTGAGGAATCGAACCTCATCCTGGACCTTATCTAGATTAATCGGATATAAGCCGACCTGCTCTCCATGAGCTAGCGGGGGATTATTTTGGTGGGGGCGGAGAGACTCGAACTCTCAAGCCGAAGCGTCTGAGCTTAAATCAGATGTGGTTGCCAATTTCACCACGCCCCCATATTAAATTTGTAAGTAGTTGAGCCACTTTTATCTCAACTTTTTTCCTGATTATACAAGTCCGGACAGGGGGCGGCATGACACTTGGGATACTAAGTCCAGCGTAGCAACCATACTGCACCGATCCTATCGGATCAGCCGGGAGTCGAACCCGTTTGCCTTTTACTACACAACACCTTCGAAGAATATTATATAGCGTGACCTTCTCTTGCTGACACTTACAAAACTTGGTGTGTGAAGAAGGATTCGAACCTCCAATAGTACCATACTAAAAGTCTTGCGGACTTCCAAGGGACTCGAACCCTTTACCCGAACTGCCGTCCAGCTGTCTACCGTTTCAGCATTCACACATGATTTGGTGGAGGATAACAGAATCGAACTGTTGCGAAAACCTTGCAAAGGTCCCAGGCTACCATTACATCAATCCCCCGAAAACTAATTAGTGTGTAAGCATGACCAAACCTGCTACTTACACTTCGAATGTCTTACCTTGGCACGTGGCGTTGTGGTCAACCCATACATTCTACTAAACTTGGAGTCCCGGGTAGGATTCAAACCTACGAATCAAACGCTTTGCAGGCGCAGCCATTAAGTCTCTCTGGTACCGGGACATATTTTTGGTCCGTGTGACACGATTCGAACATGCGACCACCTGGTCCCAAACCAGGAGCTCTACCAGGCTGAGCTACACACGGAAAATTCTTTGTGGCGGAGAGTGTGGGAGTCGAACCCACTCAACGGCTCATCACCATCGTCGGATTAGCAATCCGATGCCTTACCATCCGGCCCACTCTCCACTAAAATCTTATTGAACACTACTCTCGACGTAAGGGGTCTTTTCATCGCGCTGGTTAGGCTGCTTCATAGCGAGACTCAACTATTAACCAAGTTGCTCGAAGTCTGCTACCAATGATGAATGGTGTTCAATAAGACCTTATTAAAACACTCTAGTGATGCGATCACTTCATACTCCGCCATGCCGTCTATGCTATTTCGTTCCGTGCGCCCTGCTAGACGAAGCAGACTGTCGCTTGAACCAGCGGTGAGAATGTTTTAATAAAGTGTTTGTGCTACTCTCACCACAAGAGCCCACAAACAGGATTGCCTACCCCGTCTACGTATTTTATTTTTCTGGTAGTTGTTAGCGTTCAACTTCCTTAGATTGTTTCCGTACTCGGATACTGAGTCGTGTAGTCAAGTTCTAATGTACTAGATCACTTATAAGCCAGGTGATCATTGGCCACTTTATTAACGAAAAAGTGTAAACGGGTTATTTTAACATAATCAAAACTCGATAACTACCATTCATATCACTTCCGCTAGTCCAAATATCATGTTCATTGATATTAGTACCGTCATATACGATATCTATACCGTCTTCATCTTGAAATATTCCTCGATCAATATCAGCAACATAGATTTTATACACTGGATCTTGTGCTAATTTCTTCCATAGCGCTTTTGCTGGATCAAACTGAGTGACATCAGATACTAATGTGAATCCTGCGTCCACAATCATTTTGTAAACAGTTGAAGCTATACCTTGTGTACCGGAATTCCTCAATACAGCAACTTTATCAACTTGAATGACGTTGATAAAGTTGTGTCTAAACTTTAATAAGTTTGTTTGCTTGAATTGAACTCTGAATACTTGCTCAAATCTATCATTTGATATTTCGGAATTCAAATCGATAACTATCACATGTGTGTGATGACTATCAATATAAACTACTAAATCACGAATTTGTCCTAACTTAGAGTAATCCCGTCGTATAGCATTGGCGCTGATGCCATTATTTAACATAATTCTGGACATTTCACCAGGGTGTAAGTATGGAGTCTCACCTAGAAGTTCAGATGCTTTCATATTATCTTCCTATATATTTGGTGGAGCAGGTAGGGATCGAACCTACTATGACCCTAAGGTCGCCGGATTTACAATCCGATGCCATACCGTTACGGCGGCTACTCCATTGATTTTACGGTGCGAGAATTTTATCATACGTGTGTGTAATATTTTTGAATACTCTCTCGACTTTATCTCTTTTTACCCATTCCCCATTTTCTAATGAAATATCGAAGGAGTTTAGAATTTTTTCTTCAGTGTGTTTTCTATTCAAAACGAATTCATACTTCAAAACAGAAAAGTTTCTGTAAGGATCATAAGTTTGATAAGTTGTCAATCTTGCATCCAGATCAACAGTCATTCCAATTTTATAATGTTCTGGGAATGATGGATTCATTATCACGTAGACGAACCCAGATGGTTGAGAAATAATATTACCACCAATACTCGACAGGTACTTCATAACAGTTAACGCTGCTAATTTCCTCGTATATCTATAATTTTTATTGGCAAGGTTAAACGATTTTTTGTTCAAAACATTCACGTATGCATGCATGTATGACAGTAAATGATCTTCGGAGATTTCGAATGGTCTTGATGGCAATTTACCTTCAAAAACCAACACATCTAAAATTCTCTGTTCTTGATCAGTGATAGATTTCATATCATTCCTTACCTTTCTACATCTCAATAACTCTTTTTATCGATAGGACTTCCTGCCATACCATTACGGCGGCACCTCCAAAACTATTATAGCAACATCATAAGTTGGATTCGAACCAACATTTCCAGGCAAAGACGCCGGGTTTCCTACCTTACTTAGAAGACTATGTTGTAACTATATCAAAACACACTACGGAATCGAACCGCAGTCGTCGACCTTTCCCTCCAGGGAATTGATACTCAGCTAACTACCTCGGTAGCGAACCGTTCATCAGCATTGTACTAGTGTGTTTTGATATAGTGGCAGTTTAGTCCGATAACTGCCAAAGAGTTGTTGTATCTTTGCTCTAGAACAAACTTACATTTAGCTTTCGCTAGGCACTCCACGTTTGAGCCTTCTGGTTAGATACCATATGTAAACACACTAACGAACCTGGCTGTGGGATTCGAACCCACTTGTTCCCGTAGCACCAGCAGTACTGCTACGATACTGGTCAATGTGTTTTCATATGGTAGGGGCACAGGGAATCGAACCCTGATAGACCGGTTAAAAGCCGGATATTCTAGCCGTTGAATTATACCCCCATATGGTCCACAGCCAGAGAATCGAACTCTGTTAGTCCGGGTAAGAGCCGGATACTTCGCCAGCAAAGTTTGCTGTGGATGGATCGTAAAGTTTTGTCTTTTACGTGCCATCCGGACCATACGGGGGTCACAGATGACACTATCGTTTCGCTGAACGTTTCATGACATTCTTCCTTTGTTAAAAATAAAAATAGTTGGCGCCTCGTAGGGGTTTCGATCCCCTTGCCAGGAAATTGGCGGTCTCAAGGGGTAACGATCCCCTTCTTTAGCAGTGACAGTGCTACGTGCGTCCATGAACACTTTGAGACCTATTCTAGCCTTGTCCCTCGGGGGACAAGGCCGTTTTGTATATCGATGCCTAATTTGGCTGCTTTTTTAATTCTATTTTTTCCTTCTTCGCTGGCATTTTTTACTCCCCAATTATGAGTTTGGGTGTGGCAGTTTGGACAAATTACTCTTAAATTTTCCAATCTGTTGTCTCTATTATTGCCATTCATGTGATCGATTTGTAATGTTAGATGAATTCCATTGTGTATATTTGTTTGACCACAAACCTCACAACATTCTCCTCTTATTGACAAGACGTATTTTCTTATCGAACGACTATAGCATGAATTTTCATTCAGATGTTGTTTGGTTGTATACTCACCCTGGCATTTGTTCGAACAATATTTGCCGGAACTTTGTGATGGATGATATTCGAATTCAACTTCACAATTTGTACATTTTGATTTCATAGTTAGACCTCTTCACATCTATTTATCATTCTAACTATGACTCGTGAAATTTAAGATTTGTCCAGACACAAAATATATAATGGTCATTGTCGTTGAAAGTCTAGCAGGAAAATAGTCTATAGTATATATTAAGGTTTCTGCTGACTTCTGAACAAAATTGGTGCAGCCAAAGGACTCGAACCTTTGTGACAACTAGTATGGAGCGCTCTTTCGGGCGCCTGTCTTCTCCATCGCTGCATAAATTGGTGGACAACAATGGGAATCTAACCCACTTCTTCCTCCTATGCTATTAGGAAGTTTCAGCACAGCATCAGTGCGTCACAACAGTAAGTCCATATCACATTGATAGTTTCGCCTTCAACCGACTTTAAAATCAGCCGCGGTTTAAACAATGTGAAAACTTGGTGTCCCTAGCGAATCCCGACATCGCATCGCCGACGTGAAAGGCCGGTGTTCTTCCTTTAAACTATAGGGACTAAAACTTTATCATGTCTCGGTTGATTATTATAATCAACCGATAGACGAATCGTGCATTAATCATATAAAAACACAATAAACAGGCAATCAATTCCTAACTCGCACTCACCACGAGGTTATTGTGTTTTTATATGATTCCTCGCTACACGGTCTTTCACAAGATTGCGGACTGTTACCACTCAGCATCATTATCGTGCGTTGTGTTGTCTTGCGAGGACATCATATTTTATGAATTTTTAATGGACTTTGAACAACTACTCTATCGTTTGTTGTCATGTGTATTGTAACACTGTTTTGATTTATTGTCAACTCTTTTTGTGTCTACTAGCACTGAAGCTACCGTTTCCATAGAGTTATCAACTAATCTAAGTGCGTATTGTAACACACCTTTGAATTACTGTCAAGTGATTTTGTTATCACTGGGATATTGCCTGTAGGCTATCAGGCTGCCTTGTTGATTTCTCAACTCATGCTATGATTGTAACAGGAAGGTGATTTATTGTCAACTCTCTTCTTAAAATATTTTTGGTGCGGCTGGAGGGATTCAAACCCCCGGCATACGGTGTAGAAGACCGCTATTCTATTCACTGAATTACAGCCGCATCAAAAATACTCTGTTTGTCTAAGGCTATATTGTATCAGGTTGTTGATTTGTTGTCAACCACATTCGTAAAAAAGTCAGAATGATTAGTTCTGACTTTATCCAATATATTCGGCAAACACCCACTGGTGAAGGTGCTGACTCTATTACCCATCTGTTCAATAAGTAAGACCTGCCTTATTCCTAGAATGCCACTGAAGAGATTCGAACTCTTATTCTCCACATAGTCAGTATGTAGTCTTATCCATTAGATGACAGTGACACCTGTTACCAATGATATTATCAGACGACTACTCTGATTCAGAAGTAACATAACTATTTATGGTGTAATTATATCATCTATTCTATTTTTTGTCAACAAAAAAGAGACCATTACAGTCTCTTTTTGTTCCGATTGCTCACGTCGGAAGTTTAGTTTGCCAACTTGAGCGCCCCACGATTTTGTTTGGTGCCCCAGGTTAGAATGATTTACCCTCGTGATACCGTTTCATTCTACTATGTCTTCCATTGCCCTTGTTCTTTGCTTTGTAAGTTGGTGTCTTGCTATGGCAATTCGGACAGAGTAAAGTTAGATTGCTCTCGTCATTGTTTGAAGAGTTACCATCGATGTGTTCAACTTCGAGTGTGATAGGATCTCCCAGCCATTCACTCAGATTACAACTAGAACAAGTCTTGTTAAATTTTTCAAGTAAGTATCGCCTTATGTGACCACTTAATCCCTTGCCCTCTATTTCTTCCCCGCGCTGCCACTTGTCTATGAACTGTTTATACTTCAATTCAGCCTGACATTTGTTATCACAGAACTTACCTCTAGTGTTTTTTCTTAGAAGGTTTAACTTGTTACAGTTTATACAATGATATGTTTTCATATAGAAAAAGTCAGAGTGTTACCTCTGACTTTTATTTGGTGCCCCCACACGGACTCGAACCGCGGACCTCTCGCTTACAAGGCGAACGCACTAGCCAACTGTGCTATAGGGGCTTATTCTTTATTTACTTCTTGCCGCCTGGCACACGAAGTTCACTTGCGAGAACCTTAGCGTGACTGCGAATAAACGCTTTGCGTTGAGTCTTATCTACTACTTGACCGAACAGTGACTTAACACTCTTTGGTACTTTTACTGCTTTCGCGTCATATCCCCTACAAGTCATTTTAGTTTCTCTTTCGTTTTAAATTCTTGGCTCCGGATGTGGGGTTCGAACCCACCTAACCAGGGATTAACAGTCCCGCCCATGCACCTAGCTCGGGTTTTCCGGAATATTGTCTCAGACTTTCGTCATCAACGTTTTATTTATGTCTCTATTGTATCACTTAAATTTTTTCTTAGCAAACGTTTTGGATAACTTGCCTGCTTGCTTGAATTGCGTATCAACGCCGCTGTTCCATACGCTGTCTCTGAACTCACCCGACTTCAATCTGTCGAAGTGTTTGCGTACTAGTGCGTCTTGTTGTTCTTCGGATAGTTCACCATTACCTTGGCGATGTGCGTAACTCCAGTCACATACAATACTCAACACATGAGCAATAGCTGCCTGATCTAGTGTCACTGCTGCATACATCTGTAGTGAGTGAAGCATATCTTCATACACTTCTACCTTCTCACGCAGGGTCTTTAGTTCACCCTCATATCGTTCTACTTCGTGTTTCATAACTCAACCTTCTCAACTTCTTCTATAATGCGAACTACAATCAACTTATCATTGTCTGCGTCAATGCCGATCAATCGTTCTCGATGCTGTATTGCTTCTGACGCTGTTCCGTATGGGCCACTAATCATGTCTACACCGGAGATACCGTAGTCATAACCGATGTAATAGATTCGCATCTTCATTTTTGTGATACTCATCATACTTCCTTCAATATATCAAACAAGGTGCCGTACTCCCACTCCATATTGAGTCGCTGATCACCGTACTTCATTACTGTTCTACGACTTATCTTCTTCAGCCATATCCGGTGACCGCTGATTGTAGTAACAGGATACCAAGCGAACCAGTCTTCCCAAGGGTGCTGTATTTGCTTGATGTAGTCTACGTAATCAATATCACCGCCGAACCATTCACTCATAATGAGCTACCGCAGTCAATTCGCCATGGACACGTTGATAGCATTTGCGTAGAGCAATCGTCGTGACCGTGACAGTGAGGAGCGACTTTGCCGCGTAGCTCAACAATCTTACGATGTATTGCCGCGCGATCAGGTGAGTTTGACTTACCCCGATTGCTTAATTTTGCTTCACTGTTCAGTAGTTGTTGTAGCTCGGTCATGGTTTATTTTCCAAATATCTAATTGTCTCTGATAATAACTTTACTACATGGGACTGTTCATTTAATCCATCATTCAGTAGCGCTTTCCTAAAAATGTTCGCAGTCATAATCAAATATCCTAAATCTTTACCATAGATTTGTCCCGGCGTTTTGATGTATGGTTCTCCATTAACACTACTAATTTTTCGTGTTTCCCTGTAGATTTCAATTGCCTTTTCCAATATCTGTCCATTAGACATCTTTAGCAGATCGACCAGTAACTGGTCATCTGACACGACTAATGGTTGTGTTATTTCTCTCAACCTCATTTTCTAGAGGCTCTCTCGATATCAACTAGTAGTTTGATTCCAATCGGTAGCAACTTAATATACTCCGGATTAATTTTATAATCAGGAGTAAGTCCTAGTTCATGTATACGATTCTGCCAGTTGGAGAACTCTACTTTAAGCTCAGCCAGTGGACGCAGTGGTATATTCTTTAGTTCATTTAGCTCGGCCATGCCATTCCTTTACTAGTCTAGATGCTATCTTAATACCACTGCCTACTTCGCCATCAAAACATGTGGCACTTAGTGCCAAGTCAGCAGAGATTGCCTCCACGATGGCAGCAACCAAGCTGTTAATATCACTAGCGTGAACCCATCGGCCACTGATGTCAGTGTACAAACTAGATTTTAGTTCAGTAATTTTGTTCATAGATTATTGTAATTGAACTACTGAACAAAGTCAATAGAGTTCTCAGTTGACTTTGTCCAAATAGGTACGTACCCAAGCGAGTCGAGCTTGCTCGTCCATAGCGGTATACTCTAGGATATTCTCACGGATAGCGTCCACTAATCCGTAATATTCTTCGTCGAGATTTTGCTTGATATCACGCTTCAAGTCTACTAACTTGTCGGTTCTGGGATTACGGGCAACCCACTTAGATGTCAAGTAGTATGGTGACTTGATTTTAGTTGAGCGACCATCTGCTGTATACACAACGAATCCTTCGTGCTTGACCTGCCTTGATTCTTCTATCAATTCGCCCATAGTAACTTTCATTACTTCTGGTACGTGACAGTTGAACAACTTACCTAGTGTTGCCAGGGTATCAGGGTTGTGACCCACCACGGAGTCCCATTGATTTTCACGATAGCCCAAGATGTACATACCTTCCACTTCTGGTACGATATGTGGGTCATTTGGGTGAACACATTCAAACATAAAAGTCATACCACGACAGTCATCGGAGCCAATTGCCATTTGCCAGTCGGCCCATGGCATATGCTTCAACATCATTTCCTTAGCATAACCTACAAAGTCGGAGTCAGTAGTACCAGTAGTACTTACCAGTACATCGTTATTCCACCAAGTCACTGCTACCATAAACCCGTTTACCTTACGATAGGCAGTTACTGGAGTATCATCAGATATTTGTGGTGCCTTTGATTCAACAGCAAAATTGTAAATTTTACGGAACGGCATTGTCACTACGTTGAAGGAGTCATCAACGATAGTACCACGGCAATACTCAAGATAATCATCCCAAAGATCGTCGTAAAATACCGAACGCTTATATTTCAGAATATATAAACCGTCACCAGCTGACTTCATAGATACCAGCTTTGGATTCTCAGTAACATATTTCTTCATTGATTCCGCGGTAATCATTTGTATCGCTCCAATAATTCAGCGTGATTTTTGTCCAATTGTTTCATATGATCGTCCAACTTCTTTTGATGTTGATTACGATCCGCTTTTGCTTTCTGCCAGTTCTGCCACAGTTCTAGTGCAGTTGAACCTGACGCTAGGATTGAATCCCGGTATACTACCTGTTTCATTGGAACCCACTCTTTCCTTGGAACTTCTTTTGAAGTCGTTGATATTCAGCAAACTCTTTTTCAAGATTAGTCTTTTTACGAGCCTTCTCTTTCTCTCGGAACTTAGCCTCTAGCTGTCTACGAGCGGCAAATTCTTTGTCGTTCTCTAAGCGAGTTTCCAATAAGTGGAGTTCGAGACCACCATCGTATCCGTATGGAACAATATCAAATTTGATATTGCGATTGCCGTAGGCTACTAACATGTTCTGCATTTCTGCGATTACTTCTTGTGGCGTTTTACTATCAAGGATATCGTAAAACGATTCTGTGCCCAAACTAACAGTAACTTCTAATCGCTTTGCTTTAGTCATATCAAACCTTTACTGGCTTTACGCCATCAAAACCCCATTCATCAAGTGCTCGGTTGTAGGCCCAGTTCTCACCGTCCCATATACCTTCACCCTCATCGTTAGCGTAATACTCATGCTCATAGTTACCGGCACGGTCACGATCATCTTTGTCGTAACCGTAACTGTCGTAGCCTTCTGGATCGTACTGGTTGTAAGTGTACTCGTTTTCACCAGCGAACTTATGCCACCAGCTTTGATCCTTCATGTACGCCGCAGTTACGGTAGGTGAATATTTGCCTCGCATATCGGTTCCTGTTAATCATTCAATACAAGTATTGTAACAGGATTCCGATTTATTGTCAAATTAGCCGCCTGATTTGAGCAAATATTCGTTTGATACAACTTTGAACGTCATACCGCCGTCTACTTGCTTGAATACAAGACCCTCACGAAGAGGACCAGTGACATCACCCATGACTGATTTACCATCAGCCATTGTTAATAGTTCATCTACAGTATGCTTTAACTCAAGACTAGCGTGAATTACTGGAACATGCTTCAATCCCATGTCTTCGATTAATTTTCTACGAGCTTGAGGTTTAAGGTACTCGCCTGCCTGAATGTTGTACACATCAAACACACGGAACTCCAGCTTTGACAGGTTGTAAATGTTACCCTGTACTCCCGGGCCCACCAATTCACCTTGGATAGCAAAGTCCCAGAATTCATCAACTGTCTTCATCTTAGCTTCGATATCTTCTTTAATAGCAGTGCCCCAGAATGAATTGTTTTCATCGCGCTTTAAGTCGATGTTGCGGGAACATACACCGAACTCACCCTTGAGTTGATACACAGTCATTGAGGAACCCTCTAGCTTCTCCGTTACTTCTACCGACATGCCATTAGCAGCAGCAATCTCTCGCTTCAAGTTTTGCGCACGTTCGGCATCAGTCTTGGGAATAAGAGTAGGGAAGTTACCGCGTACTAGACCAGCAAGTTGTGCCGGTACAGCTTTTTCCCACTTCTTGATACCAAGATACTCGGTGACATTGTCACCTTCGCTCCAATTAATCTGATCTTCACCAAGAGGAACAGCTTCATCAAGTGGCATTAGCAAACCCTGTGACAAGGTTCCACGAAGACGGATTGTTTTTAGTCGTTCGCCTTCTACACCTTCAAATACTTTAGGGTATTGACCTGGTTTAGTAAGGAACGGTGCTAGTGTGTTGGGCATCCATGAATCAACTTCAAAGTACACAGCGAGGTCTCCAACTTTGTACAGACCTTTCTGTGCTACTACTCGCCAACCACCAACGGTAGCAAGTTCAATCTTATCTGCGCCCTCAATAGGATCAAGGGCATCAATAGTACGAATAGTTGCGAGTTTACGCATTTTAGTTTCCTTAATAAGCCACGCCGTAAGCGTAGAATTTACCATTTGAGTATTGACCAGTTTCCCAGCTAACCCGACGATTACCACAATAGCAACGACGGCTCACTCCATCCCAACCAAGACATTCCATCCGGTCGTCATCGAGATAGTCATTGCAGTTCATTCCTTCAAACTCATCCACATCATCAGCGTCGATTCTGGCTTGGATTGCTTCTTCAGCAGTATTATAACCTTCATGATTCATGATAAGACTCCTATGCAAAAAGTTGTTGTGGCACTGGGCCGAACATTTTGTAAAGATTTCTACTTGATGTGGACGCTACTGCTAGTTTCATACCGCGCTCTGTTGCGCGGCGTTTGTAATAGTCACGGGCAATTCTGTTTCGAATGGCGCCACGACTGTTGTTACACTTATAACAAGCGGCAACTAGATTTGAAGATTCTTCAATCTTGTTGTGTCCAGGACTTGACCACTTGTCAATTAGATGCTCGACTGTTGCTTGTTGTGGTGAGTGATTGACCTTGTTCATTTCACAACTACAGTAATAACATCTGTTATTCTGTTGTGCTATTAAGTTGAACAACGTCATGTTATTCACCAATGTACTTACGAGCTTCTGCCATCAACTTGGCATCACCCTTAGTCATTACTTCCAACAACAACCGCTTTTCTTCTAAGTATGTCTTAGCGAACTTTTCATCATACGCCATAATTGAGCGAGTGTTACTAATCAAATCAGCCAATTTAACCGTTTGGGCTTCTGCAGGAGCCATAGCTGTGTGGGCGCGGTCGATTGCTTTGCGGGTGGCACGATTGCCTTGTTCGGGACGGGATACGTCGGTAAGCCATCCAACCAATTCCGCGACTTCTGGACCGAACTCTTCCTTGATAACTTCAATGGTAACTCCTGTATCTTCAACTACATCATGCAACCAGGCAGCTGCCAACATAGCATCAGTGGCACCCTCGACAGTACTCACGATTGAGAATACTTCTGCTGGGTGAACGATGTAGGGTTCATTTGTATACTTGCGAAGTTGAGCGACAGCTGCGTGTGCTGCTGTGGCGAATATTCTTGCTTTATCTACAACAGTCATGTTAAACCTTTAATTGTGATGCAATTTTATTTGCAGCCTTTTCGGTGAATGCAAAAGTGTAAATCTTATCATCGACATCAATTGCCCACATATCAAGACGACTATCAAAGTATACAGTAATCATCACACTCTCCGCGTTTGTTTCAATATAGGTATTGTAACAGATGCTGAATTTATTGTCAAGTCTCAGCGAATGATAAATAAAGTTGAGGGTCACGAGATTGCAGTCTCTACCCTCTCTAACGCTACAAGGAGCAATCAGCATGGGTATTTATACACCAATCACAATCACGGAAGATTACGAACGCAACTTTAAACCGACTAGATTATACGTCAAGGAACTTAATGGATTAAAATATTTTGGTAAAACTATTAAGGAAGACGTAATTAAATACACTGGTAGTGGAGTTCGCTGGGGGAACCAGATTAAAAAGTACGGCAAAGAGAATATCAAGACCTTATGGGTGAGTGATTGGTTCTATTGCCCTTATCATCTTCAAGAGTTCGCTCTAATGTTTAGCGAATACAATCAAATCGTTGAGAGTGCTGAATGGGCGAATCTGATTCCGGAAAATGGCGGCATTTGTACTGGTGGCTCTAAAAAAGGCCACATGGCCGGTGTTCCCAAACCTAAGAGTGACCGTCATCGCAAAGCGATCAGTGCAACACTAACTGGCATATCACTCGATGATAGACACGGTAAAGACAAAGCGGATGCTATAAGAGCATCAATGTCTTCGAGCCACAGTGGTAAACAAAGATCAGCTGAATCAATAGAAAAGAGCGCAGTCGGTAACAGGGGCAAAAAGAGAACTCAATCTACTATAGATAATCTCATCGAGAGCCGTAAGCACTACAAAAAATATACATGCGAACACTGCGGTAAAGTTACCATGCCGGCAGGCTATTATCGCTGGCATGGTAAGTATTGCTTGCAAAATCCAAATAGAGTATCAAGACCGAATAGTAATCATCCTGTAACACATGTAACCCGTAGATCCGTGTCCATAGAGATCAATGGCGTAATATATCAGACTATGGCAGCTGCGTATACCGAATTAAAACTACCAAGATACCTTATAAAGAAAATGCTAACCGCGGGCATATCGTCGAGTGCGGCTCACGGTATCATCACATTAAGGAAGATGGATGATGATGCATGTGCGGGATCTTCTCCATCTTCTTAATAATATCATCCATCGGTGTCAAAATTACACCAGTTGAGTCCATTCCAACATCCATGATTTTACCAGGTATACCATGAGGATTACCATGACGGTGGCCGTGGAGCATGATTGAGCCTCTGCCCGCGCCATTATGGTCAAATATAGGATAATGACACATGCAAATCTTCACACCATCGTAAATAATTTCTAAATAATCGTGAACTTCTTCAAACGAATCACGGAAGGCCGGAACCTTTAATGTTTTAACATCATGATTACCAGCAACCAGAATTTTAATTCCATTCAACCTAGATAAAACTCTAGCTGCTTCATATCCAGACATGAACGCGACATCGCCCAAAAGATAAATGGTATCTTCAGGTTTAACCAATGAATTCCATTCCAGTATCATTGTTTCACTCATATGTTGAACATCCCGATAAGGAGCTCTTGTTATTGGGCAGAATGATAAAATATTTTTATGCCCCCAGTGAAAATCTGATCCAATCCACACAGTCATCTTCGTTTTCTCCAACTGTATTCAACGCCATCTGGACATAATCCATCTTCTATTGAATCGACACCCATAGTGCCTATAATTTCCATACCGTTACCACAAATTGTGGTTCCGGGCTTGTTAAGAGTCTTATTGTACTCTATAGCAGAGGCTAAGTCAACACAAAGATGAGTTCGTTCAAACCCAAATTTGTCTCGCCATACCACTTTATATGTGTTTTCTTTTTTCATTTTATTTCCATAATAGGTCAAAGTTGCCATTCATAATCTTCTTCACTGAGGCTTCGTTCATTGACCGGTGATCTTGAACTCTATCATCTTGGAATCGATAGGTTCTTATTTTATCGCCTCTCATACCAGAGCCGACTTGTTGCTTTCTATCTTTACTAATCTCACTATTGTAGCAGTAAGTTAGGATATTGTCAACCTTTTTTGTGATATCTTCCATAGCCAATTTTAGACTATTAGTTCTATCACGAGTTTGTGCTGTTGCTATTGTACCTGTTGGTATGTGGGTTATGCGACAACTGTTCTGGCATTTATTTCTTTTCTGGCCGCCAGCACCAGTTCCCGAGTACCATTCAATCTTCAAATCTTCGTTACGAATATTGAACTGTGGTATAGCTGGGTCCACGATTGCGACAGTGACCGTGCTTGTATGTACACGACCTCTACGCTCAGTGGGAGGGACACGTTGAATTCTGTGTCCGCCGGCTTCTTGTTCTAAGCCGGATAAATCAGTACCTTGAACTTCTAAGTGAACTTCGCCAAGATACTCATTTATCTGACGAACTGTTCAGCCCTTGCGCTCAGCAAACTTCTTGTATGCTTGTACTAAATCTCTTGTAAATAACTTGCTATCTTCACCGCCTTCTGCGGCTCGGACTTCTATGATTCGCTTCATTTTGTTTCATCCTTTTCATGTTGATGTAGTTCTCGACTACATCTTTATTTAGTATTCTAAACTCAGTCTTCAACAAGAATAACAATTCATCATCAGTGCTGTCAAATTCAATACGATGCACGTCACCTTCACTAATCTTGGCGGCTCTATTACAAATGAATGTGAAATTTACGCCGAAGTCTCTGGTTAGTACCTGCGGACCAGATTCGTACTTACCGAACTTGTACGGGTAATTACTAGGAACATCGACGTAAATTTCACTGGGCATACCAGATTTCCTTGAAGCCTTCTGATTCTTCTACAGGATCAAAATCTTCAATCATACGCTTCATCACACCATTAGGAATGTGTTTGCCTGGACGTGATGCTAAACGCTCCTTCAATACCTCATCAGGTGGTGTCTTGAACACAACGGCAATAAATTCATATTGCTTCTTAGACAAGGTGTTGAACTTGCGCTTACGACTGCCGATTGTAGTTGAAGTTTGATCCCAGATAATATCCAAACGGTTTGCTTGACATACTAATGCTTGATTTGCCATCAACTTTACGGCAATTGGCATATACTCGTCGAATACTTCCGAGTAAGTCTTGCCTACTTCTTTAGCATGTGCTTCTACAAAGTTATCAGTACTTACTACAGGGATATCTTTAGCCCAGTCTTGATTCTTGATCCAAGTTGACTTGCCACTACCAGGTACGCCTACTAACACATAACAAATATTCTTTTTCATCGCCATAACCTCAATGTTTTCATAATCTCTGGCCAGTCTTCCTTCAATCTTGGTGCAAATACTGCACCAACAACTGCGCCGTCTAATCTACTTTCACGGAGTATACTACAATTTTTGATGGTTGTCAATTGTTCGAATTCTTCTTCAGATACCACACAGGTTACTTTTTTAAAGCTAGACTCTAGCCATTCCTTAGTCTCTGGAAGATCCTTGTAATTTAAATATCCAATTAAACCAGCATGTGCCGCAGTATTGAGTGCGTGACCAGTAGGTACCCACTCAAGAATTGTGATATACATCTTCATATGTCGCCTTCGTAATTCTTAGGCACGATCAAACCTGAGTCCAATTCGATGCCGTTGATTGTATGTGGTTCGTCCTCGTCGTATGTCCAACCAAGAGACTTCATCATTAGATGTTTGACCATCAAGTTAGGACTACGGAACACTTCTGTATCATCGAATCCCATCATCACGCCAAGTTCGCAAACTGCACCACTGCGGCAGACTCCAGCAACACAATGAACGATCACATTCATTCGTTCTTCCTTGGCATGTTGTAGTAATCTCACTAACTCAGAGGCTTGAACGTCAGTGACTTTAAATTCTTCTCCCCATGGGTCATTCTGTTCCAAGTCTAGGAATTCAAATTGATGGGTCTCACGGAATTGATATTTAGGCACTGGGAATTCCATTGCCGGATCAACAATTTGAATCAACATGGAATTAATACCAGCGTCGATGTGGTGACCTTTGACAATGTCACCTAATGATACGTTTTGAATCCATGGCATATCGTCTCCTTTGATAAATATTGTATGACTAATCAATTTCGCAAACTACTAGATATCGTTGAATCCAGAATGGATCATATTCAATACTCAGATGAAGACACTAGCAAGGTTGTTGCTAAATTATACTCCTATAACAGTCAAATTTATACCAAATTGGCACAAAAAGTTCAGCG